GCCATCGTCGGTAAGAACGGCAAGATCTTGCTTCAGGCAATTGATGCTGAAGGCAAGACGAACGACACTTACAGTGTTGAGGTTGGTGAAACTGAAGCTCGCTTCCGCATGGTATTCCGTTCGGATTGTATGAAGTTGATTCCAGGTTCTTATGACGTATCGATCTCTTCGAAGGGCCTCAGCCACTGGAAGGGTGCAACAGTAGAATATTGGATTGCTGTTGAATCCAACTCCTCGTTCGAGGCTTAATTGTGAATGCTGGTCACTAAGCCAGAGTCCGTGGATTTACGAACATCGCGACGGACACCTTTTTTGTGACGGAGATATATTATGCTTGAAGATTTTTTGTGGGTCGAGAAGTATCGCCCGAAGACCGTGTCCGACACTATCCTGACTGACGAACTCAAGAAGACATTTCAACAGTTCGTAGATCAGAAGAACATTCCTAATCTCATTCTCTCTGGAACCGCAGGCGTTGGTAAGACGACTGTGGCTAAAGCCATGTGTGAAGAGCTTGGATGTGACTACATCGTTATCAACGGCTCGATGAATGGTAACATCGACATGCTGCGTAACGACATCTCTCAGTTTGCTAGCTCTGTGTCTCTGATGGGTGGCAGAAAGATGGTCATCCTCGATGAGGCCGACTATCTGAATCCACAGTCCACTCAGCCAGCTCTACGTAACTTTATGGAGGAATTCAGTGCAAACTGTGGATTCATTCTTACTTGTAATTTTGTCGATCGGATTATTGAGCCGCTCCATTCTCGATGCTCGGTTATCAAATTTAAGATTCCTAAGTCGGAACTCCCATCTCTTGCCAAACAATTTATGCAAAGAGTATGTGGAATCCTCGAGACTGAATCGGTTTCTTATGAAAAAGCGGTCGTTGCTGAAGTCATCAAGACACACTTTCCAGATTGGCGCCGTGTTATTAACGAGCTCCAACGCTATAGCGCTACTGGCGGCATTGACACTGGGATTCTTAGGAATTTCTCGGATTCTGCTCTCGCTAAGCTGATCGGTTACATGAAGGATAAGAACTTCACAGCCGTTCGTAAGTGGCTTGGAGAGTCTGACATTGAACCTACTGAATTCTTCCGTGCCTTCTTCGATAAGGCCGAAGATCATATTGGTAAGGGTAGCATGCCTCAGTTGGTGTTACACCTCGCAAAATACCAGTATCAAAATGCATTCGCTGCGGATCCTGAGATCAACCTCATGGCATGTCTGACCGAGATCATGGCCGACTGCGAGTTTTTGTGATCTGGAAAAAGAAAACCTGCCCAGTCTGTGAGAATAAGTATCCTAAGACTGCTCGATTTCATGAGCTCCGTTTAGAAACTTTAGACGGAACTCATGAACTTGAGATATGTGAAAAATGTGCAGACTTCTTTGATAAGTCTGCTGAAGTGATTATGAAAGGACGCAGCGATGAAGGCATTCGACTTCGTGACATCGATCAACTCGACCAAGAAGAACCTGATGAAAGGTACGGAGAATGATACACTCGCCGAGAAGACTTACAGTCCTTGGCTAACGAATCGTTCTCTGTCCTACTTTGCGGATAGTATCCATGCCGCAAACATGATGAACTGCAACCACCACCTCGACAACAAACTCCAATATTCTTTTTTGATAAATATCATACGACCTAGCAAACGCTTTGCGAAGTGGGTGAAAAAAGAAAAGGATGGAGATCTCGAAGCTGTTGCAGAGTATTACGGTTATAACCGCCGCGCTGCCATGGCAGCTCTTGATATCCTCTCCTCTGAACATATAAAAATAATAAAGAAAAAGATTCAGAAGGGTGAAACATGAGTGTTTTAGAAAGTTTAATTGAAGTGAGGCTCGGCGAAGAGGATGATTTCCTAAAAGTTCGTGAAACTCTGACTCGTATCGGCGTGGCTTCTCGTAAGGACAAGACTCTTTATCAGTCTTGCCATATTCTACACAAACAAGGCAAATATTATATCGTCCATTTTAAAGAGCTCTTTGCTCTTGACGGTAAACCTTCAGACTTCTCTGAAGAAGATAAAGGTCGAAGAAATACAATAGTCAAGCTTCTCTCCGACTGGGGATTGATCGCTGTTGTTGATCAAGAAAAGATCACAGAGCCTCAGACTCCATTGAACCAAATTAAGATCCTTCCATTCAAAGAAAAAAATGAATGGAGTCTCGTGACAAAGTATAATATAGGAAGAAAAAAATGAGCAAGCATGTAAAATTCGTAGAGTTCATCAATGAGACTGGCGGTAAGTATCTCGTTAACGTCGATCTCCTAATCGGTGTCGTTGAGCATCGCGGCAAGGTGATGATTCGTACTGTCGACGATCGCGGATCTGATACCATTCTCGATACCATCGACGAAGTTGTAGAGAAGCTAGCAGCTCTTAACGACTAATAACTCCTAAAGTTTTTAAAAAAAATACGCTCAGATTAATTTCTGGGCGTATTTTAGCATGTACATTATTTCGAAAACAGGGTATCCTGGGTATATGATGATGAAAGGAAATATTGACATGCTTACGCTCTCTGATATCAACACTCTCACCAACTCCAAGGACGGTGACATCTACTCGGACCTTTACAAGGACGTGTACGGTAGCCGTCCTCGTTACGCACAGTTTCGTGATCTTGAAGAATTTCAAGATGACTATGACTTCCTCTGCAATAAGCTTGACGAGCAGCTCGAGCAGCAGCAAGTCGAGCAAGCTCGTAACTTCGTTGAGTTTGTTGCTCGTGTCGAAGAGACGATGCAGATCGTCGAAGGTGCCACTCGCGAGCGTGCCATCGAAATCATCGCCGATGCCGAAGGTATCTCCGAAGATGAGTTCGATTTCTATGGTCTCGAGATTCTCGAGTATCGCTTCGAACTCAAGTTTGGATCGATCTCACGGTGGTTGTCTGAATGATGGCCACTCTCGAAGACTTCTTTTCACCTGTCGAGGATCCGATGGTCAATGAGATACAGACTCTGTCTGAGAAGATCAGGCAGCGTCGTACTCAGATGCTGATACATTCCTATCTCTACTATGTGATGGATGAGAACGTTATCGACGACCATAAGTGGCAAGTATGGGCCGATGAGTTAGTCGAGTTGCAGAAGCAGAGGAAAGATATCGGTTTCTATGACGAGGCCTTTGCTGACTGGTCTGGTGCAACTGGTACACATTTACCGTTTGATAAGTGGGTTGTTGATCGAGCCAAGTGGCTCTTATATTATAAGGAAAGAAAATGAGAACTATCTATAAGTATCCGCTAATTATTGGTTTTAATGGCATCTCTCTTCCATTGGAAGCAGAAATTGTTCACATCGGCATGCAGCACGGTCAGATTCAAATGTGGGTCGAACAAGATCCTACTCGGCCGATGACTCAACGTCAGTTCAACGTTTATGGCACTGGCCAGCAAATCTATAACAACAACGAGCATCACCTCGCGACGGTCGTGTTGGGCGATTTTGTTTGGCATGTTTATGAAAATATTTTCATTTAACGGTGTACAAATATCAGAAACCGGTGTAAGATGATATTATCAGTTGAAAGGAAATATATAATGACTCTTACCGTTGAACAAATCGAATCGACCTTCGCTGCGCCTACCGAAGGCCTTGCCGATAGCTATTACCCTGTTCTAGCCTATTGGATTCCGATCGCAAAACTCGAAGAAGTCCGTGCTGCCTATCGTGCCGCCAATACGACTATCCGTATTCGCTATCGTGGCCCTCGCACCGTTTCTGTCGGCCGCGAAATGTCTCGCCCAGATAAAACTACTTATCTTCGTTCGCGTCATCGCGCGATGCAAGATTGTCTGATTGCCGATGCTACTCATTTCACTGTTTATGACTACACCGCGCGATGAATTAAATATATAGTATACTACGGAGGTGAATATGGAAGTTGAATTGTTTACATTTCCTACAATGGAAAATCCGAAGGCTGTAGAAGATACATTCTGTGATCTTCTGAACGCAAAGCGTAGAGGCGAATCTCTTCCAGTCGAAGCACTCGATTGGATGGATACTGCCAACAACTGGTTATTGGAGTCGAAGTAATGCCAAATGAAGCAAAAGGTGGTACGTTTGCACCAGCAGACATGGAGTTGCTCAAGCGAGCTCTTCATTATTACAAGGATATGCTTACACGTATCGAGGAAAGCGAACGTTCGCTTTCTCCAGAGTTGACGCAGGTAGCCAACCTCCTTCATCGAATAGGTCGTATCGCCTAAAGTTAATGCGCCGTTAGCTCATCTGGATAGAGCGCGAGCCTAACTTTAATATTTTTATAAATACTAGTAAGCGCCTATAGTGAAACCGGATATCACAGTAGTCTTCTAAACTTCTAGTCCAGGTTCGAGTCCTGGTAGGTGCGCCATTATAAGGTGTCTAGTGTGTTAAAAATATGTAAACATTGTAACTCCTCTTTTGAGGTTTCAGATAAACCAAAAGGTTGGATGGCTAATCATTCGCGTTGGTGTGATTCAAATCCTAAAAGATTTGAATATGCAAACAATATGGATAAAGCTAGATCTAGTATTACTAAAGACAGCCGTATAAAAGCTGCGAAGTCAATTAAAGCTTTACATGAATCTGGAAGATACGATCATATAGATCATAAAACTTTTTTAGGTAAAAAGCATACTGACGCATCAAAGATGAAAATTAAAGAAAAAGCATTGGCTTCTAAACATAGAAGACTTCGTAAAGGTATTGTAGAATATAAAGGAATTTTATTAGATTCATCTTGGGAATTAGCTTTAGCCAAACGTTTAGATGATCTAAACATAAAATGGATAAGACCTGATCCAATTGAATGGAAAGATACTGACGGAGTAATACACAATTATTTTGCAGATTTCTATTTAACTGAATATGATTTATACTTAGATCCAAAAAACCCACATGCTATTAATGTACAAAAACAAAAATTAGATATATTACTAAAACAATATAGTAATATAAAAATAATACCCTCATTAGAGGAATGTAATAGTTTTAATATACTCCTGTAGCTCAATGGTAGAGCGGTGTCCTTATAAGGCATGACGGCCAGATTAGCCGACGATGTAGGTTCGATCCCTACCAGGAGTACCAGTTTTTTATTATGGAGAATGTGATGTTTGAGAAAGTTCCTTACGGTGTGAAAGTACGGGTTCGTGGTAATGAGCAGGCTGGGTTTATTGCAGAGTATGTAATCTGCCCCTATCGTTTCTTGTCGTTCATGGATAATTGGAATCTTATAAGTCGCTATACACATACTCCATTTACGAAACACGGCACCTTTCCAACCTTGGAACTTGCTAAAGAAGCTGCCATGACTAAGTATGATAGTTTGATTAATCATTTCAGACACGATGAAGAACAAAAGAAGATTGCCGAAGCACAACGTAAGGTTGTTTGGAAGCATCCATAATTAAGTCACGGTGGCAGAGTGGTCCAATGCACAGGTCTGCAAAACCTGAAAACCGTGGGTTCAAATCCCCCCCGTCACTCCAATTTTTAAGGAATATATAATATGACAGATGTTATTGCAGTTGATAAGTATCGTTTGTTGGTTGAGCGTATCGAAACCATTGAACAAGAAATTGATGCCAAGAAACTAGATCGTAAACAAATTTACGCTGATGTTAAGAGCGAAGGTTACGATGTTAAGGCAACTCGCCAGATTATTCGCCTCCGCAAAAAGGAAGCGCATGTTCGGCAAGAAGAAGATATGATTCTTGAAACATATCGCACTGCTATTGGTCTATGATTTATGGCCCCGTCGTCTACTGGCTAGGACACGTCACTTTCACTGACGAGAAGGCGGATCGAAACCGCTCGGGGCTACCATAAAGGAATGACATGGATATATTAGTCGCATTACTTACGTCAAGAGACGATATCAAACTAACCAGATGCATCGAGAGTGTTCTTCCTCAAACCAGTAATGTGGTTGTGGTATGCAACACTCTCGATTTTTCATATGTAGAACAGGCAAGAAAAGTTGCCGATGCATATAATCTAGAGTTTTTAGTTACCGAATCTAATGGCACACCAGCGAGAGGAAAGAACTCTGTTCTAGAGATTTTCCGATCGCGATCGCACGCATATTACATGCAAGTTGATGCGGATGATTATCTTACTCCCGATGCATTGATCAAACTTGACAAGATTGTGACTGAGAATCCAGATGTTGATGTCATTGGTTTGACTGATGGTTTCATGACATACAATGGTGGAATAACATCAGGAAATACATTTTTTAATGGTACCGACATCTACAAGTTTGCTAACGTTAGAGGAGCGCATGGAGTTCGATTAATAAAACTCGGTAAGTTTCTAGCAAAAAACCTAGAATATAATCGAATGTTATTATATTCCAACAAAACTGTCAACAGTTTCAACTTTGATGAAAAATTTATTGGATCAGAGGATATAGTTGCGTCATATAAATTATACTATAATTCGGATATAAACTATGTTCTCACAAAAGAACATTTGTATGTTTATGACTTGGAAGACATGGGCAATTTTCATCAGTTTCTTAGCAACTCAAATGAAATAAAAAAGGTTCTTGATGAATTGATGCTCATTACGCATGAGGAAGATAATGGATAAAGTTGTTCAGGTTACAACGTCAAAGAACTATAACATACCATTTGATTATAAACGGTTGTTCGAATTGAAGAATGATTTTTTAGTCGATCAATTTTCCATGATGGATGTTCCGTATAAAATTACTGCTAGAGTATTACATGAGCATGTATCA